ACATGCCCTACAGCGTCAAGAATTTTCTTGTCGCTTAACCCTTCCTTCTGAAGTTTCGTTACAAACCGTTGCACGTATTGACTGATGTCAAATTCTACCGGCTCTACCTCATGGTTCCAGTACGCTACCCCTTGTTCGGGGAGCTCTTGAACTCTTATAGAACGGTCCAGCTTATAGGTCTGAGAATCAGTATCATATACGAACCCACAAAAATCCCGAACGAATCCGTCCAGGCGTTTGCGAGACATTCCACTAGGACGCGCAGCAAACTGCGTGATTGCTTCGCGGATTAACGTAAACGAGTTCGAGTTTCCATGTTCCGTTACCTGTTCAAAGGCAAAGGTCAGCATGTCAACATAACCCGTAACTAGTACGTTAGCGCGTTTCGTCGCTAATGAAATTGCTTTTTGAAGTTCTTCAATATTTTGAATCACTTTTACAATCTCCTAAGTTTACAGTGTATGAACACCACAGAATTATGGTGCTCATTGCTGCAAACTCAGAAGGAATAAGAAAAGGGGAACGCGTAAACGTTCCCAAATTCTTAAAATGGTGTACACAGTATTACCCGTCACTTGATTAAGGAATCTTGATCGGGGTTCCAGTATCAGCAGGATCTATCAATAACGGGGTGCAGTGCCCCCTAGATTATTCCGACGTAGAATCTGTGTCCGGCGAGAATGGTTTACCGCCTCATGCGCTCCGTGTGTAAACGGTCAGCATCAGTCTAGGTTATGATGGTTTACTCCGTCGCCGGAATCTAACATCGTGCCACTTTAAGCAAATGGGTTCTAGGTCATTCACCTTTTTGAAGGACTAACACGCGCAGCGCATCAATAAAGATTTTGCCACTTATCCCTACATCGTGTCCCGCCTACCAAAGTTTTCTGTTACCTCATTTGCCAATGGTCGGTAACTCCGGCGAGTCTGTCACTGGGATAGAATCATACGTCTTCCAAACCTGATCCCTAGACTGTGACAGTTACTAAGCGTTCCTAGGTCCATGCGTCGGTGGTGTTCGCTGTCAGTGGAGAGAGTATTGGTCCTATGGCAGATGGATGCAAGGATTAAAGTGTAATAGTTTGTAACAGTGTGTTACAGCATTGTAACACTCTCAGAACTCGAATTGATAACAAACTATGCCAAACTGCGAAGTCTTCAGAGCTCTTTGGAATATAGGCTAAGTACCTGGAATCTAAATGATAGTGATTCGTATTAACATTAACACTATCACACTTTGACACGTTACAGGGGTCGTGTACCAAATGAGAAAGATTCTCGAATAGGAATCATTCTCAAATGAGAACACTTTGCAAGTGTTAAAGTCTTGCAAGTGAGAATCATTCGCAATTGGTAAAGATTCCCAAATGATAAAGCCTCCTAAGTGCTAATGCTTCTCATTCAGAAGGGGGTAGGCAGGTGGCCATGGGGGGTAGGGTGGATATATAAACACAATCTCATACATTTTGACACGTTTAAGCTTGTGTACCTTTAAAACCTACTAAATAAGTATTAAGAATAAACTGGACATGTTGGCACCTTTAAAGCATATAAGATGTTGGCGGCTGTGTCCTCTATTATAGGGTTGAATATTCAATTTGTCAAGATATAACAATGGAGGAATAATGGAAGTTTTAAAAAGTACTTGACAAACCCCCAATCCAGCCCTATAATGTATTAATATGACTGAAGAAACAAACACAATTTATTCTAAATATTTGTCTTCTCTTTCTACGGGTTCGCCTAAAGAAAGAGAACTTACAGAAAGGCAACAGTCTTTCTTGGATAACCTGATTCATACAGGAGGTGATCCAAAAAAAGCAGCAGAGCTTGCAGGATATGCCGAAGGCAGCTATACCCAAGTCGTAAAAACATTAAAAGAAGAGATTATAGAACTGGCCTCTCACATCCTTGCTCAGTCTGCACCTAAAGCAGCTATTAAGCTGGTAGATGTTATGGACTCAGAAGAGCCAATACCTCAAGCGAGTGTACGTTTACAAGCTGCACAGACTATTTTAGACCGTATAGGTCTTGGAAAAACCGAGAGAATGAATATTGATCATAAAGTGAGTGGAGGTATCTTTATACTTCCAGAGAAGAGTGTAAATGTATTTGATGCTGAAGTTGTGACAGTTGAACAGTCAGCGTGAAAAGAGATCTAAGGGATCAGTACCTTTTGGGTATGATCTAGATCCTGAAGATTCTTCTTATGTAATGCCGAACCAAGAACAGTTAGATGTTTTACAAAATGTTGAAGAGTCTATTGTTATAGGCTCTATCAGTTTAAGAGATGGATCAGCGTGGTTAAAATATAAAACGGGTAGAGATATTTCTCATAAAGGATTACAAAAGAAGATTATAAAGAAGTATGGAAGATCAGATTCAGAAGAACGAGTGGGACATAGAACCCGGCTTATATCAGACCGATTCTAATAATAACTTTGTTCTTAAAAAAGATGGAACGCCTAAAAAGAAAGCTGGTCGCCCAAAGGGGAAGTCTTCGAGAAGTTACAATTTTCACTCTGAAACGAAGACAAAGATGGCAGCTAGACGTTCTCTTAGGGGTAAAGAGCGGAATCTTCATAGACTTGAGAATAAGGTTAAGGGTGCTAGAGAGAGGGTTAAGCAACAGCGAGTCATCCAAACTAAATTAGATGAATCATCTGATAGAGAGACTCAAGCTGGTAAGATCCTTACAAAAGAGGATATACAAAGAAGTCTTCCAGAGTCTGTAAAAGAACATATTCTCAATGAAAATGTTATTTTTCAGGCTAATGAAGGACCGCAAACGGAGTTCTTAGCTGCCCCAGAGAAGGATGTTCTCTACGGCGGGGCCGCAGGGGGAGGAAAATCCTACGCTATGTTAGTGGACCCGCTGCGGTTTTGCCACCGTGGGGCGCATAGAGGGCTGATATTACGGCGCTCAATGCCAGAACTGAGAGAATTAATAGATAAATCAAGGGAATTGTATCCAAGGGCATTCCCAGGATGTAAGTTTAGAGAAGTAGAGAAGCTTTGGAATTTTCCGAGTGGTGCTAAAGTAGAGTTCGGATTCTTAGAGAGAGATGCAGATGTTTATCGTTACCAAGGTCAAGCCTATTCATGGATTGGCTTTGATGAGATTACCCATCTTCCAACTGAGTTTGGTTGGAATTATCTAGCTTCAAGACTTCGTACAACAGATTCTGAGATTATGCCATATCTAAGATGTACGGCAAATCCAGGAGGTGTTGGAGCACACTGGGTAAAGAAGAGGTATGTTGATCCGTCAGAACCGGGAGAAGCTTTTAAAGGTAATGATGGTTTAAGTCGTAAGTTTATACCTGCACGATTGTTGGATAATCCATATCTTGCAGAAGATGGACGTTACGAAGAAATGTTAAAGGCTTTACCACCTATACAACGTAAACAACTCCTTGAAGGGAATTGGGATGTTGCAGAAGGTGCAGCCTTTACAGAGTTTGATCCTGATAGTCATGTTATCCCGCCTTTTGAGATACCGATAGGCTGGGAAAGAGTAAAGGGAATCGACTACGGATATGCTTCTGAGAGTGCCTGTATCTGGGCTACAGTTGATCCATCAGATGGTACTCTGATTGTGTATAGGGAACTATATAAAAAGAATTTAACGGGAGTTGATTTAGGTGAGATGATCACCCAAATGGAACTTCTAGATCCTTTCTCAGTTGCCGGTGTCTTAGATACGGCAGCTTGGGCAAGAACAGGAACAACAGGCCCTACAGTAGGTGAAGCTTTGCAACTAGCGGGGCATAAACTACGAAGGGCTGACAAAAATAGAATACAAGGGAAAATTCAGATCCACGAATACTTAAAGCTAAAGCAAAGCGGTAGACCACAAATTCAAATATTTAATACTTGTCCTAACCTGATACGCGAGCTTCAAAGTATTCCTTTAGATAGGAATAATCCCGAGGATGTAGACACTCATGCGTCTGATCATGCGTATGATGCTCTACGTTATTTAATTATGTCTAGACCAAAGATTAATGATCCATTGAGTCAAATGAGATATTTACAAATGGAAAGGGCTTATCAACCTGCTGATAGGGAATTTGGATACTAATATGCCAGTAAATAAAGTAAAGGGTGGTTATAAATACGGTAAAACAGGAAAGACCTACTCAAAAAAGAAAGACGCAGTACAACAGG